CATTAGGAAGATTTGCTCCAATAGTATTTGGATGGATGATTGGAGTTAAAGGCAAAAAAACTTAAAAACAAATAATATGAAAACAGCAGTAGAATGGTTATATGAAAATTTAAAATCACATTTTAAACACGATGGAGATTTATTTGAAGTAGTTCAATTTAGTTTTGAACACGCCAAAGAAATGGAAAAGCAACAGAGTAATAAACTTTCAAATGTTATAAAAGATTATAGGAAAAAATTAGATGCAGAAGTGCCTTTTGGGGAATCAGATTCTTATGATGTAATGGTTTAAACAACTTAATCCAATAAAAATTTAACCTTTGATGAATATTATGAAACCAAAACGTAAAAACATTTTAATGCACAAACTCTATTGTATTTGTCAATTGCAATTGGAAGTTTTAGACGAACTAAATCCAACGACTGAGAAAATGGTAAAATACAAATCCGATATAATTGGACTTTGTGAGGAGCTTAATAATAACGTGGCAAATACCTATACAATTCAAAAGAGTACCTACTTTAACGAATTGACGAATAAAATAGATACAATACTGAGAAAAGAATTTAACGAAAATATGTGATATAATGAATAAGAAAAAAGAAGATTTTATTGTTGAAGTAACAATGTGGGTTGGTTTAGTTGTTGTCAGTTTAGGAATTATTAAAATTTTATTTTGGATAATATGAAAGCAAACGAAGTACGTAATATAAGATTACAAACAAGAGTATCACAAAAAGACCTCGATAATTTAGGAGGTCGAGATATAGCTTTAAAACTTTTAAAAGCTGTGATTCGGATGCGAATCGATAACAAACTCGAGTTAATAGAATTTTACGAAAAACAAAAAGCTAATTATGAGATATGACAGAGCAGCAAATCCAAACTAAGATTAAAAAGAAACTCCAGGAGCGAGGATGGTTTGTAACCAAACTAATTAAAACCTCAACAAATGGCATTCCGGATTTACTTGCAATCAAATACGGCAAGGCTATGTTTATAGAAGTCAAAAAGGAAAACGGTAAACTCGCACCGCTTCAACAGATGAGACTTGAGGAACTAACCCAAGCTGGAGCAATTGTGAAAGTTTGGAGTGATTACGAAGTTGATTTCACATAACGTATCAGGGCTTTGCGTAGTAGCCCTTAGTAGAAACTTAAAATTAACCACGACACTTGATAGGGCTATTACGTAAAACCCTTGTTATGTGCCGTTATTTTAAAATAAATGGAACGATATTATAAATGTAAATGCGGTTCTGAAACATTTGTTAGAATGTATAATGTTTGGAATGAAAAGCTTAAACTAAAAGTTACTGAACAAGATGGTGAGGAACTATGGGATGTTGAAGAACTTGGTAAAGAAAAGGACCATTTATTTGGTTATATATGTGCGGAATGTAGACAAGATGCGGATGAGTTGAATGATGGGCTATAATGGCACATAACGGCGGATGCTACACGATGGCTGGGAAAAGCACAAACTCAGACTTCGGATAATGACAGATTAAAAAGGTGCAAAACAAACTTTAAATTTAACCCGAAACCCAGCTATTGTGTAGCATATGTTACCAGTAGTGCGGTTCTTAAAAACAAATTTTATGTACGCAATTGACGACAGATTTTTTAGTGAAGTTCAAGATATAGCAGAATATATTGAATATGAATTTTTAGTAGAGCAAACTGATGATTTCACAGTTGAAGCCTACGAATGTGATTTAGAAACAATAGGCTTTTTAAGTGGCGAAATAATTGCAGAAAGAGCGTTTGATGAAGATAGATTTTCTGAAGAAATGGATGAAGACCAAGAAAAAATATCTAAAATTCTTGATGCAAATATTGACTTCGAAAAAATTAATTCTTTGCTTCCAAAATTATGGTATCCAAGTGACAGAAAAGTAATTTTCACAAAAGCCGAATTAATAGCAGAAATCATTGATTACCAATAAAAGTAGCATTACTGGTAACTATTGGCTAACATTTATAAATGTATTACAATTATGCAGACATACACCAAAACAAAGGTTATTCGTATTTCAGAAACACAATTAAAAACCCTTAAAAAAATGAAGTCTAACAATGTTGATGTTGGTAACTTTATTCGTGAAGCAATACAGGAAAAGATTAAACGAGAGTATCAAGAATTAATTTTAAAACCTAAAAAATCTGAATGTCCGTTTTAATGTTATAACAAATAAAGTATAATTTTGTTACAAAACAACTTTTTTTCGTTATATTTGTAACCATATGATTAAACCGCACACTATATCAACGCAAATGTGGCTCGAAACTGAAGACGATAATCTCGGACTCAATGGCTCATATGTAGAATTTAGGGTTGTAGTTGATAATATTAACGGCTTTTGGGTTGAGAATGAAGACGAAATAGTTTTAATTATTAGCGGAACAGCCTATTATATCGAAAGTAACCAGGATTTATTGATTTTTTTAAAACAATATTTTAATCCGTTAACATTATGATTTTAGAAGAGTTAGCTAAGAAGGATGCCCAATGGCGTAAAATGGCTTTACAAATTTGTAAAGACAGGGACTTAGCTGACGAATTAGTACAGGAAATGTACATTAAGGTTTCAAATAAAACAAAACCTTTGTCCGATGGTTATATATTTGTTACGCTTCGATCCATTTTCTACGACTCTCTCAAATCAAAAGAAATTTTAATCGATGACTTCAGAAGTTTTGAAGCTTTAGAGGAGGAAATTATTGATTATATAATTGAGGAAATAGATTATAAGGAGCTTTCAAAAGGCTTAACTTGGTACGAACGCACTATGTTTGAACTCTCAACCTTAGTAGGTCAACGAGAACTATCAAGACAAACAGGAATACATTTACAAACAATCCATCGAGTTAATAAGATGGTTAAATTAAAACTAAATGGCAAAAAGAAAAACTAAAAAAGAAATACAAGGGCTTGGAGATGTTATTGCAGCTGTAACTTCAGCCGTTGGGATTGAGCCTTGCTTAGATTGTAAGGAACGACAATTCAATCTTAATCGTTTATTTAACTTTAAAACGGTTAAATCGGAAATGAGCCAAACCGACAAAGAACATTTTGCTTTATTCTTAGATGCAAAAGGTAAAAGAGTAATTGATGGTAAAAGGACTGAGTTAGTTTTCGAGGATATTGATTACTTAAATAAATTATACCTTTATTACTTTGGATTAGACAATTCAAACTGTCCGAACTGTTCCAAAGTTCACGAGCAAGTGATTAAGGATTTATTCAAATTGTATTCGTATGCCAATTAGTTTCGATTATGATGGTACACTTTCAACTAAAAAAGGAAAGGAACTCGCAAAGAAATTTATATCCGAAGGCAAAGACGTAAGAATTTTAACAGCTCGAGAAGTATCTGGAGATAATAGAGATTTAAACTCCACAGCTGACGAATTAGGCATCGAAAATATATATTATACAAATGGTAGGGATAAATGGAGTTTTGTCCTTAAATACAAAATAAAAGAGCATTACGATAATAACCAGGAGCAAGTTGATAAGATAAATGAGAAAACAACTGCAAAAGGAATATTATTTAAAGAATAAAAATAATCGGTTGGTGCAATTGGGAGCATCCGCTTTTTAGTGGGAATAGAGGTTCGAATCCTCTACCGATTACAAATTAATAAAATTGGATTTCAAATCAATTTCAATTATGGAAGACAAAAGAAAAAACAACGGAGGAGCGAGAGCAAACTCGGGAAGACTTAAAAAGGAAGAGGTATTCTCTTTGATTGAAACACTTGACACAATAGCAATTCCTGAGACAGTTTGGAAAATGTTATATGCTAAGGTTTTAGATAGCGATGTAAATGCGATTAAACTTTGGTTACAATATAGATATGGAATGCCGAAGCAAGTAATCGACCAAAATATCAATATAGAAAAACCTATTTTCCAATCAATCAATTTGGATGTTTCAGACTACGACAGCCCAGAGTAAAATAGCACGATTAAGAAAACGTGTTCGGATTGTGCAAGGTGGAACCTCCAGCTCGAAAACGTTTTCTATTTTACCTTTATTAATAACTTACGCTATACAAAATCCATTTTCGGAGATAAGTATAGTTAGTGAGAGCATTCCCCATTTAAAAAGGGGAGCTTTAAAGGATTTCCAAAAGATAATGATATTGACCGACAATTATAAAGATGCTAACTTTAATCGGTCATCGTTAAAATATACATTCTCGAATAATTCCTATATTGAATTTTTTAGTGTGGACCAACCCGACAAACTCAGAGGAGCCAGGAGGGATATTCTATTCGTAAACGAGTGCAATAATATCGACTTTGAAAGCTACCAACAATTAGCTGTCCGTACAAAGAAATTCATTTACTTAGACTATAACCCAACGAATGAGTTTTGGGTGCAAACCGAACTTATAAACGATCCAGACTCTGACTTTGTCGTTTTAACTTACAAGGATAACGAGGCACTCGATCCGGCAATCGTTCGAGAGATTGAGAAGGCAAAAGTTAAAGCACTTACATCAACGTATTGGTCGAACTGGTGGAACGTTTACGGTTTGGGAATGCTCGGCTCACTTGAAGGAGTTATCTTTCAAAATTGGGAGCAAATCGATACCATACCAAGCGAAGCGAAGTTCTTAGGATGTGGACTCGATTTTGGTTATAGCAATGATCCAACCGCTTTGATAGGAGTATATGAATACAATGGTAAGATAATCGCTGACGAAATGATATATTCAACCTCACTATTGAACTCCGATATTATTACTTTAATGAAACAGGAACGAACGC